CCATCTCCATCACCTTCTAGAAGCCCTTCTCCCTCACCCTCACCAATAATCCCATCTCCATCACCTTCTAGAAGCCCCTCACCATCACCTTCTAGAAGCCCTTCTCCCTCACCATCACCTTCTAGAAGCCCTTCTCCCTCACCCTCACCATCACCTTCTAGAAGCCCCTCACCATCACCCTCACCATCACCTTCTAGAATCCCCTCACCCTCACCAATAATCCCAAGTCCCTCTAGAATCCCCTCACCCTCACCAATAATCCCAAGTGCAAGTCCCTCTAGAATCCCTTCTCCATCACCTTCTAGAAGTCCTTCATTTACATTTCCCATTGTAAGCCCAACTCTACCTAACAATAGAATAAGTCCAGTAATTCCACCTATGTTCAATTACTTTTCACCATAAGTCGATAACAAGTCTAGGTATGCATTCCATGAACGTTTTACATCCTGATTTTTTACAATTTTTCTCAGTTCATTTTTAGCATCTTCAAGATCATAAGCTAAAACTGTAGTACCATTTTCAAATATGAATTGTTTTAAGACTTTTTCTCTGTATCTGCAACATCCGAACATTGTTTTAATAAAGTTTCAAGTTTACCTTTAGTACGACTTAGCGGTTTTGCGCGTTTTAATTTTAATTCCGTTGTTCCATCTTCTTCTTTTTTATAATTGAATTCTATAAGATTTCTATTTGTAATTAAAGGCAGTTGGAAATGTTCAAAAGGAAGATGTATGGATGTTTCAGGTTTGTTTTTTCTAAATTCTTCTATGGTAAGTTCCCCCCCGAATACTTTTAGACATTCTTTTTTAGGTGCTCGTGTTATTATAGAGTATTTACCATCAGTGCGTTTTTTCATGAAACTTATTAATTCAACAATGTCCAGTCTATTTTTATCATATGCGTATGCTTTCATACATTCCCATGAGCAAAAATAGCCTGTAGTTGAAAATGTATTAGATTTGAATTTATAAGGCATATGCAATGGTTTCCATTCAAATGGGTGACAACACCACCAGCAATAAAGATTCATTGCTAAAATTAAGTAATATGATACTTTTAAGTATAGATGTAGGCATTATTAACTTGGGGATTTGCTTGTTTGACACCACATCTCGTAAAATATTAAAATGGGAAACAGATGGGGTACCTCCAGAAAGTGACAAAGGTCTTTACCAAAGTCTGTATGAACATTTTAAATGCAGACAGTGGGTACTAACAGCCGATAAAGTTCTTATTGAGAAGCAACCTGATAAGAATAAGAAAATGAAATCAGTTGAACATTTTATAACTGCGTACTTTATATGCAATGAAAAGGATGTACAGGTTTATGATGCTAGACATAAGATACCAGATGTAGTTGGACCCGGTAAAGAAATGTATAGGAAACGCAAAAATATGTCAATAACTAGATGCAGAGAATTCTTAGAGCAAAACAACACAGAATGGATACAATATTTCAACAAACACAAAAAGAAGGATGATCTTGCAGATACTGTTATGCAGGCTATAAGCTATCATGATAAACCTTCAGATGCAACATCAAATAAAAGACCAGTAGCAAGAAAACCAACTTTACACCAGAAAAATACCAAATATTCGAAATCAAATTTGGCATGGCTCTACAAGAATAATATGACTGACGGTAGATTTGAAAAGGATCTCAGAAAATATTATTCTAATGTTGAGCAATTAAAAACTGAGTTTAATATATAATGTATTCTGAAATATTGAATGTTTTCTTATTTATGGTTCTTATTATTCTCATCATATATATTTTCAGATGTGATATACCTATTGTTAAAGATTGGTTCGATGAATGTAAACCCAGACCCAGTCCCAGTCCCAGTCCCAGTTCTAAACCCATTCCCAGTCCCAGTCCCTCAAAAAGTCCCAGTCCAAGTCCCTCAAAAAGTCCCAGTCCAAGTCCCTCAAAAAGTCCCAGTCCAAGCCCTTCCAGAACATGTACTCCCAACTTCAAATACTGTAGTGGTGACCTTGGTGGAATAGATAAAATTTACGTCAATCAAAATTGTGAATTTTCAAACAGTTTGTTAAGAGATTTACAGGCGTCTACAAGTGACTCCAATGTAATAAATTGTAGTACAAACCCTGATGCATGTACATGGGATGATGAAAACTTTGTATTATCATCATTCCCAGCAGTTTTATGTAAAAATGATGACATGTTAATGGGGTACTGTCCAACTAGTAAGTAATGTGTACAGCTCAGTATAACACTAATAAAAAGAAATATTAAAGAATGTCGAAGCTCAGAGAATCTTATCATTCTTTGTTGAAAGATAAGGTGGGTGATGAAAAACTATCTAAAAACCTGGAGATTGCTGTCTACAACTGGACTGTGAAATTTGCGAAGCAGAACAAGATGAATGCCTGTTGGGAGAATAGAAATTTCAGAAGTCAATACAAGCATCGTTACAACGCAATTGTGATTGCTCTTCAAAAGGGCAACTTGGTTTCTCGTCTAAAATCTGGAAACATAACTTTGAAGGAGTTGGTTTCTGCAACTCCAGAAAAGCTGTGGCCAGATGGTCCTGTTGCAAAAATGATTGAAAAGCTCAAGGAGAAGGATATTGAAATTGAAAAGGCGAAAGCTTTCAGTGACGATTATCAGGGTATTTTCAGATGTGGAAAGTGCAAGTCGAGGAAGACGACGTATTACCAACTTCAGACTCGAAGCGCAGATGAGCCTATGACTACATATGTTAATTGTATGGACTGTAATAATAATTGGAAATTTTCATAGTTAAGGAAATATATTTCAAGTGTATAAATGACCTTTGTAAAAGTTCTGACTGATGTTAATGGCGTTGTTTCACTTCTTCCAGCTAAGATTATAAACAGTAATGCAGACGGAACTTTCAATATACAGTATCTATCAAAGACTGAAAAGCTTTACAATGGTAAGAGTATATATGAATATGAACCAGATATTTACGTTATTCAGAGTGAGTCTATTGAAGAGTATATGTATGACGAAACTGAGATGCATTTCAAACTTGTAAACGAAACAGGATCATATATAAGAGATAGACGACGTGACGATTCTGATATAGATGATCCTACATATGTGTATGAGGACGATGAAGAAGACGATGGGAGTGATGAAGATGATGAAGACGATGGGAGTGACGACGATGAAGATGATGGGAGTTATGACGACGAAGATTAATGTTGTTAGATAGTAAATGGCAACTATACTTATAATAATTATATTGCTGATTCTATTTTGGTTCTTAATGAATACGTATCATAAATCTGAGACTAAGAAACGGGGTTGTGGTTCGGCTGTTTAGAAATTAAAGGAACACATAGTATTTTTATAAATGATTCAGAGTTTTGATCCTTCTAATAAAGTTCATGTACAGTGGCTCAAGAGTGTAATTGATGCTTCTACAGAAGAAAAGGCAATTCACCTTCGTAATAATCCAATGGGAAAGGATTTTCCACCTCTTGAAATGGTTCAGGTTTTGTTTGGTCTTTCAATGAAGTACACTCAGGCGGTTTTTAAAAAAACTGCCTACATTTTAGAATAAAAAAAGTATCAGACCTGTTCGTAGATATGAAATAATAACTGGTTTTAAAATGAACTATTAGGATTCTTTATACTTTACGTTGAAATAGTCTACATAGTATGTTGGATCTACGTCCCAAGACACGTATATACCCTTTAGTTTCAGGGTATCCTTGGAAAATTTAGCACTCTCTATATTCACATTTGCAATATTGTGATTTATGCACACGTTTTGAAAACTATCAGCCTCCCACTCTGTCACGAAAATGTGACAGAGTTCTTCATCTTCATTTTTAATCTTTATGGACCAATTCGTCATGTCTGACATTTCAAACATAGGCCACTGTTTATCAACGTTGAATTTTCCTTCCAGTAATTTTCCAAATAAGATTGCATCATCTCGTTTGGAAAATGATAGAGCCGCGGGCTTTGAAGCTTTTATAGTATAAATGTTAACATTCGAAGTGTGGAGTGAGAATCTACTATTGTAAGCCGTCTTCACTGCAGTTGCCATTTATAGTACAACGTATTTTTATTTTAATTAAAGAAGATAGACTATTAATTTTCAAATGGGAGACTTGCTCACAACTGACTATATTACAGTTCCGGGACAGTTGTTTGCGTGTATATCGGTGGTAGGACCTGAGTGTCCCCAAAAGTGTGACCAGTTTGGTATTAAGATTCGAGGTGCTTTTTCTACAAAGGATGAGGCTGAGAACCACGCGAAACGTCTTCAGAGGGATGACGCCACTTTCGACATTTATGTTGTAGACATGTACAAGTGGCTCTTGATACCACCAAAGAATGAAGAGATTGACAACGTTAATTATGTAGACGATAAACTCAATGAAATCATGACAAAGTACCGTGATAATCAACGACATGCAGCTGCATTGTTCGAAAAGCGAAAGAAGGATATGATGGCTAAGCCTCTCCCAGATTCCGATACACCTTATATCGAGCCTGGTGATGAGAATTCTAAGTACTATACTAAACCCGACGTTCCACCTATTCCACACCCAGCTGATCTCGTTGAGGACCTCAAGAAGGAGTTTCCGGACATGTCAATGCCGGAGCTTGTAAAGCTTGCTGATATTCGTGTCAAGGAAGAGATTGATCGAAGGTCTGCTGAGTCACCTCCCCAGTCTGAGGGTGCCTCTGGAAGTGGACCTGCCTAATGGTCAAGACACCAGACTCCCAATCTGGGTGCTTTTGGAGGTCCTTCAGAACCTCACCAGTTCCCCAGTATGGGTGGTAAGGCTCAATGTGTCCGTGGCCCATTGAAGCAAACTCAATAATCTCTGAATTTATGTGATCAAACACTCCAAAAGAATTGGAGTGCTCATCAAGAATAAGATCGACCATCGGATCACTTGAAGAGGTGTAAGGCCTATTATTCAAGTCATCAGGAAACATCCATGATCCACCCGATGTCTTGTACGGGTGCCACGGGGTTACATGAATATTCCTCACTTGGACATAATCCGTCTGAATACCGAGGTCGTAAATAACAACCTTCTTTACGACCCCGCCTCCGTGTACCCTCATACCAGGTTTGACATCTTCAATATTCACAAAACTGGCTTCAGTGTCAGTTCCGTAAACAACGACTGGAGTTCCGGCGAGGAGGCACCCACCACTACCACGATTACACTTAAACTTAAAGCCCGTGCAGGTGCATGGTTGAGTAGTGTATCCTTCAATAATCACACACGGATTCTTGTAAAGACACTTCCATGTATAACCTACGCAACCGCATCCCTCGACGCCACGAGGGCACCACCAGTTGTTTTTGAGAATATCCATGATTGGGTCGTTCTGAATCGGGTCAGACATTTTGTTTGAATTCTGAAATGTTTATTTCTTTATGATGTTCACAACACTCGATTTTTTGTCGAGGCGTGGATTTACAGTTGCATTCGGTCTATAATTGTTTTGGTGATACTTCCACATGCTCTCTGACCCGATTCTGAACCCCTTTCTGATTGGAGCCTTGTAATAAAATACACAGTCTTCAAGCTTGTTTGACTTGCTCGTATTGTCTAGGACGAGGCACTCATAATCTGCTGTGCACGCTGTCATAACTTTGTTAAAGAGGTCAAATGAAGGAAACACTCCAAAGAATGCTTTGTAGAGACGTTCTCTGTTTTGAATTACATTTTCACGGAGGACGAATACATAATCTACATTTGCACGAAGGTCCGGACTGAGATCCATGCAGTACTGCATTGTCAAAAGAAAGAATATTTTCCAGTGACGACCATTCATAAAGCATTGTCGTATGCATGAATCTTTCATAAACGCTTTATTGTACATGCAATCATCAAGTAATATGAAGGCGGGTTTAATAGTACCTTGGGCACTTAATTTTTTCTGCCTTGAAATAACCTTTTCTATAGTATCCTTGCTATAGTCCCCGTAAATAAAGAGATCTGGTATGAATTGTTTGTAATAATGATTGCCTTCTTCTGTTGCTGACATTACTACGCCAATCGGAATGTCTCTTTTGTGGTACAACAAGTCGGTCACAAGAGTTGATTTTCCTGTACCACGTTTTCCAATAACAACACACACCTTGTCAGTACCTATGGATCGAGGGTCGAAGCGTTTCAATTGAATATTCATCTTGACTCTATGCGAGTTTTTATTAATGAAATAAAAACTCATTTAGAATTAAGACAGATGAACAGTGTTTATGGAGCTGTGACAGGTATGCAGGATGCATTTCTAACAGCAGACCCGCAAGTCACTCTGTTTACAAAAAACACTACATATGACGACCCAAATATAACTCAAACATACGCGATACCGTTTGATACGTCTGATAATCGTATAGCGACTATTCCTAGTCGTGGTGACTACATAGACGACATTACACTGAAAATGTCTCTACCTGGACTGGTAAACACGAATGACAATTATTGGATCTTTAATGATCCTCCACAGGGGTACATGAATATTTACAATACGAATAGACAAGTCAACAGTGTTGCTAGAATAGCTCCTTCAGATTTTGACATAAATCAAGTCAATTACTTTTCAAACATTACTATATCAAAAGTCGGTTCAGGACCAGACTTTTCTGTTATACACAATCAGTCAAATGTGTTTAGTGTCGCCGGTAACAATACATTCGGGCAACTTGGAACTGGTAATACATCAAATGTATACTCAATGATTCCTATATATATTCAGATTACTGTACCTATAGTAAATATAGCATGTGGTAAAAGTCACAGTGTTATACTAGATGCTTCTGGAACCATGTGGGTCTCTGGTGACAATTCAAAGGGACAATTGGGTACAGGTACAACCGTAAGTACTACAACGTTCATTCAGGCTCTTTCAAGTCCTTTAATTTCAAATATAGCTTGTAATGATTATTCAACGTGGATACTTTCAGTTGATAACAATGTATCATGTACCGGTATGAATATAAGTGGTGAGCTTGGTGGAATTTTTGTGTCTTCATCAACTTTCCAGAATATGAATGAAGTTACGTTTCCTATTTACAGTATAACTTGTGGGCCTGATTTTACATTTTTGACAACTGCAAGTAATGTATGGGCGAGTGGAAATAATGATGTGGGTCAACTCGGAGTTGGTAACATGTCAAGCAGTGTACACGGCTTTACCCAGTGTAATTTTCAGGTATACATGAATGGGTACCCACCAGATAGGGCATATAAAATCATTATAGTTGATAATGTAACAGCCTCCATAAATGGAACTAATTATACATTGGAAACAGGTACCTTAGAATTCATTGTAAATACTATTACAGTCACATACCACCTCAATGGAGATTATTTTGAAATGTTCAACCCGAGAATTCGTACTGTTTTTTCAAGAACATTTACAGGTTCTAATACTGTTGATATGAGTTTTATAAATTTTGGTAATGTTGACGGAAATGGAGCTTCTATTGTAGGTAATGAATATAGCGTAACACCGATTATGACCCCACTTTCTGGTTTAGACGTTTTAAATTTCACTCTTGTTTCATTAAATGGTGGTTTTTTTAATCAGTCTGGTCCATTGACTATTATAGATAATAATGGGTTTATATTAGTCTATAACCCAACTACAGACGTTTTTTCAAATGTGACTAATAACGTGTCTTACACAAGGACAACAACTGGTCCGACCAATCCAAGTGTTTTAGACATATTAAGTTTTGGTAACATAGATTACACTGGAACTTCGATAGTAGGTAATCAATACGATTTTATTAATATATTTGACGATACACATGTAACCCTGAATAATGATATTACATTAATTGAAACAATTAGTGGAACTTTAAGTTTTATGTACGATGAAACTACAACACTAACTTATGAGCCTGAATTTGATAGGTTTTCAAATGGATTTGGAACATATTTCACTAGAACAATTACAGGCGATAATCCAAGTGTTTTAGATACTTTAAATTTTGGTAATATTGATGGACAAGGAACATCTATAGTATATAATATTTACAATTTTTACACTAATATATCAAAGATAAAAATAGTAACAGGTAAAAAATACGCATGTATACTAGATTTACAAGAAAATTACTTGTGGCTTTCAGGTACAATTGCATTAGGTACGTATCCTTGGTACAGTAATACACCTTTGTATTATGGAACTCCTACAAATAGTTTTTTTCAAGGAAATATTATCCTACAGGAATCATTTACCCCATTACCAGCTGGTATTATAAAGGATATCTTCGGAATGGTCGATTCAACATTAATATTAACGACATTTGGAGCAATGATACTTGGACCTGATTATTCTTTTATATACAATAGTAATACACTTGCAAATACAGTTTCAAATGTATTTAATATGAGTACATTATTAATTATAGAAAACAAGTCTATTTTTGGCGACCTTTCAAATGGTATTCTTGGAAATGGCTTAGGTGGGTACTACACGGATGGTGACATTATGTCAATTCCTAAAGTAGTGAATAACTATATTCAATTTGGGCTGCCATATAGCAATATTTATATTGTATTTGACAATATAGAGGTTGCAAATTATTTCGGGTACAATTACAAGGATCTCAGACAGCTTCCAAGTGGTGTTTATTACACAAATGTAAGTAGGTCAGCTATGACCCTTAGACAGTCTGGGTTTATTCAAGGTTTTGACCAAGTTATTACGGGTCAATTCAAGTACCCCCCTTGGAATTCTATACTAGTTTCTGCAAGTTTGTATATAGGTAATCAATATATACAAACTATACCAGCAGAATTTATGAAGTTTAAACATGACATTGAAACAACGTATAATAACAGGCCAGTATTGGATTTGTTAGAGGGCAATGGTGAAGATGTCGTTCCTACATATAGAGTATATTTCATAGACATGGGTCTGTTGTCAAAGATTCCAATTCACGCTATACAAAATCAGGATGTACAAATAAGACTAGAATACAACACAATTCCGGGTATTCAGTTATCACTTATAGTTTCTTATACTAAATTTAAAACAATAAAAAATTCTGATTATACTTTGTGTGTCAGACAGGTTACTGAAAATTTCCCCAAGGGGCCATGTACAAAAATTTACACGTCGAATACTTTTACAAGTCTTAAATTTAACGGTGAGAATATGTTCAATTCTGATTATTCAAACGTTTCCGCATTAGAGTCATTTACAAATGTTCCCACTGTAGGAAATAGCGTGGTTTTCAACGGCCCTGTAAACTTGAGCAGAATAAGAGACATTAAAGTAGATGCACCAAATTCAAATGTATACTATGAAACTTTAAATTTTCTCAAAGTTTCTGGGGATATTGCTGGATTATTATTTTCATAATGATAATTAATGAATGGAATTGAAAGAGATGGTGGTGAGACCCTTGAAATCGTTGACACAAGAGTATCTCCAGTTGCAATTACTTCACCGTTTATACGTCGAAATTCACCAGGGGCTTTCATAAATCAATTTGGGCCCTCTTTAAGAATACCGTCACCTTCAAGCTCACCTCCATTCAAGATTGACCCAACAACTTCAAAAGTCACTACCGTTAGTTACAAAGGTCTCAGAAGAAAAACTACACAGCCAATTAGAATAGATTTCCCTAAAAACATGTACATAAATTCTGGTGATTACACAATACATTTACCGAAACTTGGTGACATGATTACAGGTTTAAAATTAGTAGCAAATTTGAACAACACTATCAGTGAGAGAATAATAGAAAAGGTTGATTTTATAGTGAAATCAAAAGTCATAGAGAGTTTAAAGGGAGATTTCATGTACATTGACCGTTTGATATGTACCCCACTTGAAAAATATGAAACATCGAATACACTCGTAAACGGTGACATTTCTACAATCGATATACCGTTCCATATTGTAAAGAATGGTTTCATAATGGTGGATGAACCAGACTTGAGAATTTCATTCAGAAGCACCGACGATTTTATAATAGATGGGTACTTTTTGGTTTATTACACATTGATAGAGGACAAACCGAATTCCAAATTTAATCAGAAAGTTAGACAGGTTCAGGATATATCTGTGGTTGGTAACGCAGGATGCAATAATATTACAGTAAATACTGCATTCACTGGCCCCGTGTACCAACTGTATTTCACCATCGAGAATTTAAACACAGGTACGTTCATAGATACACTTTCTTCTGTAAAATTCTTGTCGGGTGGAAATTTTGAAAGATTCAATATGAGCGGAAAATATTTACGATATATTGAACCTACAAAAAGATACAACGGAATTCCATCTGAGCCAATTTATCTTTACACCTTTTGTGTAAATCCTCAAGATTTGAAAAATCCAAGTGGGCAGATGAATTTTTCTAGACTCGATATTCAATTGTTTACATTTGAATTGTACCCGATAGTAGACCCTGTTAAAGTAACTATATGGGCGCAGAGTCACAATATTGCATCCAATTATAAGACACATTGTGCACCAATGTTTGAAACATACGAATACACAGTGTCATCTACACAAAATACTATTACTATTCCCGACTTGCCAATAAATTTAAACTCTGAAATGCTAAACTCATTTTCAAAACTAAACATTTCAAATCCAACTGGTGTACCAATTTCAAATACATTTCCTCTAAATTATACCATATCTGATACTAGCACTCGACTCCAAGGTGTTATAAGTTCACCTGGGTACTCAAATGTAAATGTGTCCGCGTATCATTCATCTATAAAACCACTTTTCATCTCAAATTTACCCTTTACAGTATTCAGAGTTCTCATAGATCCACAAACTCAAGATACAATAGTTATAACAACGATTGGTCATATATACCATCAACGTCTCGGTTTATTTGACAATATTCTTGTAAATGTTTTAAATGTTTACGATGCAGTGCTAGATTCAGACGCAAATATTGTTGTATCTTGGAATAATACTGTGGATTCTTACGGAATAATAAGTGTTTTAAAACGAAACGAATATACGAGAGTAGTAAGCGATACTATTTCTCAGCCACCAGGTGCGATACTGTACTATTCAGACTACAAGGTGTATTGTACAGTAGCGGATAATGACACATTAATACAATTTAACTTGAGTGATGATACAGTAACAACTGTAGAAAGCATAACTGCAACTCTCATAAAATATTGCAATTCTTATGACTACATACAGATTAAAAACTATAATGAGTCTACAAATGACACAAATGTAGTTAGAATATCAACAGGCGAAGTAACAATCAATACATTTTATTTCGACGGTGTAAACAAAGTTTCATTTGATTCTCCATATATTACATTTAATTCACCATTTTGCAATTATACAGTTTTACCTAATAATGGAACTGGTACCGTGAGCCCCTATACGCAATGGCTTTTTGATTCTTTTAAAAATTTTTATATTTTTACAGTCAACTTCGTGTACAGCTATAACATGGGATCTCAGACATTCAATAGTACCCAATTTAATATCAATTGGTACCCTGAATACACTGACGGGTACTCTGGAAACTATCAGGAAACGTTAATATTTTTACCATCCAATGTTGATATCAATGGAATTGTAGAGGATCCTATATCACACTTGTTATATTTTTGGGTTACTGGTTCTGGTTTGATTGAAAACCAGTGGGCTCCTAATCCGACTTTTAATAGTATAATTAATTCTGGTCTTTTCACAGCGGACATGAACGGTGATCTGAAGAGCAGAGTCCCTAATATAAATTTTAAGAGTCTAGGAAATTTTATACCAAGTCAAAAATTTTATAGTCCTTCTGTGTTTGAAGTACCACTTCCTGATATAAGATATCCAGAGTACGCAATTTTTGATGCTGCAAGTTACTATATTACTGCAAGTTCGAATAACACTGATATACTGAGGTGCTTCAAAAACTTCAATTCCCCCCCTTCGTGGGTTGCAGACACCGGGTATTATGAGTGGATTCAGTTTAAGGAGGCCAGCAAGGTGAGTAACGTGTACATACGCGACTCAGTGCCATATACATTTTATTGGGTCGATGCATACTCAGATGATGGTCTATTCTCTTTTAATCTAGTTAACGAGAAAACACTTGATGCGGATAACCGTTTAAATTTTGATAATTATACATTTGTAATAAATCCATATTTATGGAGGATAACAGCACTTACACCATATCCTCTTCCACAATGGGAAGTTTTTGATATCGCTCTGATTAAGATACCTTGAATGCTATGTATACATTTACTAAAAATATAAGAATAAGGAGACCAGTCCAAGTTCCGATAAAGAGCTTAAGCTCGTTCGTTTCCATTATAAGATTTAAGATTTGCTTAGTAATAGAAGTATCATCATCAACCATGATTCTTCCTACTAATGGTATAATTAATTTTTATGGCGATCCGTGCACGGGAAAAACAACATTTTTTGACAAGAATGTAAAGCACGTGAAACTCGAGCATGAAACCCTAAAGTCGAAGGAAAAGACTATAGATTTTATGGATCGTATGAGGTACTCTAAATTAAGTGTAGTAATAGACGACTACGAGATGGTTGACAGTTTAACAGGTATGAAGGAGATAAAACCTCTCAAAAACGGTCTATACATCATTTCATCAAAGAGAATTGAGAGTCTTTCGTGCCAATATAAAATCACATCATACTACGAGCATACTTTAGAAGCTACTCTGAGTGACTTTACTGACAGTCTAAACAATCTGAGTGTTTCTGATGTAAAAAAGAGAATCAAAAATGCAGAGACTTTGACAAGTATAAAAACAGATAGTCTCTCATTTAACAGTAAACGTGATGAGTACCTCTCACCTAAAGAGTACGTTCATACTCTGTTGACTCGACAAAAGCCCCCTTCTGTATTTTTAGACAGGATGACAAACGAGCATGGTAGCACTTTCGGTCTCATGCAAGAAAACTTTATAGATTTTGTAGACGATTTTAATTCAATTTCTAAAATAACAGAATCGTTTTCAGATGCTGATATTATAGACGGTGTAATATACTCTGATACTTCATGGAATATGGTAAACTATTTCAATCTATGTGCGTGCCTTATACCAGCTAGTCACATTCAGGGTCCAACTCCAAAGAATGTGAATATACGACCTGGAAGTCTGTGGACTAAATATTCCAACGTTTGCATGCGGGAAAACAGGCTCATAAGACTTAAAATCCATAGGGACTGTATATTCCTTATAGTAAAATATATAAATGCAACCAAACTAAACACTCTTAATTTCGATTCATATGACTTGGACTCACTGAATCAACTTTCACTTATAGAAAAGATAGTTCCAAAAATTTTATCGAAACTCAAAAAAAAACTCAAATGAAATCCTCCTCCTCCAGCTGTTTGTACTCCTTCGTCGTGTGTCCCTTCACATTGTGATCATCTTCCTCTTCATCTTCCTCAATGATATAATACTCAGTTACCGAATACCCCTCCATTACTATCTATTGCTTTTTTTAGTAAGATCTCAGCTGGTGAATATGGGTCCCACTGATTCCAGGTGTCAAAACATTCATTAATTTCAATGAATGTTTTGTCATCACCCTGATATCGTGTGAATGGTTCATCTTCTTCATCACACGTATCAATCACATCATCATCTTCACTGTCAGTATCGTCTTCTGGAAACATTGTTCCAATCTTGGTTCCAGTTACGTGTCTAGCAGAGTACTTCAAAGCATAGTTCATATCGGTTGCAGTAACTGTAGTTCTGTTGCAGGCTCTACAGTAGTGTGCCGCAAGTATTACAGCACTTTCAAGGACGGGTTGTAGTATATCAATTGCTGCTTGCTCGACCATTGTGTAATATAGTACTTATTATTTTATCTGTGTAATTTATAATGACTACAATAACTTTTGAAGGGTACAGCGCTAGTATTACAAGTTTACAAGTCTATTCATCGAGTGTAACTGTTTTTTGGACATATTCTGGGTTTAGTAATAATGCAACCATAGATCTTTTGTATAAAAATGTGTATGTTGATGAATGGACAATTGGCGTTGTTGGTACTCCAATACATCTTGGGGTCAATGTACTGATTATAGATGGACTTGTAGGTCAACTATTTGATATTTCACTTCAAGTTTTTGATTCAGCAATAACTTACAATACCAGTAACTCTGTTTATTCTACTATCCAACTTACTAATCAGGTTGGTGTAAATGCAACAAATCTGAAAAACAGTGTAGATGGAAAAGGTACATTTTCAGTAGATTGGACGTATACAAACTTGTCTACAACATCAGACTTACAAATATGGTACAGTAGTTTCGACGTGCCTATAGTTTTTAATGATATATATTCTATACAGTTTGTTTCTGGTGGTGGAACACTCCTTACTATACAAGCTAATATTTCAACATCTTTGGTTGAAGGTACAGAAATAATTTTTACTAGTAATTTTTGGAGGACTGCATTGTTAGACATTAATAATGATAGAGTCGGATATGTTAATATCAATCAACCATATACCGTAATTTTTTCCGGTACGCTATCAAATACTCTAAAATATTTTACTATAGATACTGATGTTGTATTTGTAAAAGCTAGTAAGTCCTTACTTTCACCTTCTGCTAGTGTATACGCCTTGAGTGAATGGGCTCTAGGTGACACTAAAAATATTAATACTAAAACTTGTAAAGTAACAGGCTTATTAAAGAATGTAAATAAAGTTGCATTGGTAGTTCCTACCGAATTCAACGATTCTAAGAGTATAAATATTTTTAAAATCACTCCAACAGGTTCAGGTGTTGTAAATTTTTATAGTATTATTGACGGCACACTTTCGTGGACAACAGTTAATTTCGCATCAGAGACTTTATTGAGAATATGGGTATACAATGGAACGTCTTGGTCTATTTTAACCGAGACTACATGTGGAGCAAATTCAATTAGTTCATTTCCTTCAGGGTACACTCAGGTGGCATTCAATGCATATGGAGACGCAGTATACCTTGATTATAATAATGATCACTCAATTACTTATTCTATATCTGGTACGTACGGAAATATAACTCTAGACTCAATATTAATTAGTCCAGAAATAACCAACTCATATAATATATCTGTTAGGTTTTTTAACATTTCTCCAACAGATACTTTAGAATTTTATGAAAAAATTGGACCTAATTGGACACTGTGTGATTCATTTTTATGCAATTCTTATACATATACTATAACAACGCTTTCAACACTTGTATCATTAGTAGTACCTTCAAAATACAATACATATTTTTCAATATATTACACTCTTCCAGCTAGAGGAATAATCGACCTTGATTATAACGCAGAAATAACTATAGATTCAATCAGAGTATTCTGGTCATATACAAATTTTGATGATAATGACATAGTACAAATATATAAAGACAATGTATTGATTCATAAAGTTAGATGTTCCCAATCTAATTATTTTTTTGGAAATCTTGATCTTGTTCCAACGGAAATTAAAGTAATCGCAAATAGTTTTATATATGGATACTCTGAAAGTATTAAAACATATACACCAGGTAACCCAAATTTGTATATCTATAATAATGATATGAACTTTAGTTTCCAAACCCGGTACAGAAATACAATTGGTATACGATGGGACAGTTCAACTGGAATATCACCAAATGCAGACGTAAGACTTTCTTTAAGTATTTTTGATAGTGAAACTTCCGAATATGTAGAAGTACTTCAGACAATATTACCTTTTAGCAGTCTTGATAAAAAGGCATATTATTCTGCGAACTTTATTCCGGGACATTGGACGAGTAACTATATATCGTATAACTTGTCTTCAATAACGAGTGTTAGAATTGTAATGTCAAATTTAGAAGGAAATATACTAAGTAATACTTACCAAGCTGATGTTCCTAAAACTGGACGTATCAATAGTTAGAAATCCATATTCACTACTTAAAAAGATATTACAAATAAATAATAATGACTCATATCTTTGGAAGTCTACAGGGGGGACTAGATGGAATAAGCCTTGTAAAGGATGTAGTTCCAAAGATGGAATGGGTCGTCGAGGTTCTAAAACTTACAGAAGTAAAAAGATGCTTTCATCAATTCGAACCACATGGTGTCACTGGTGTGATTCTTCTTGCAGAATCACACTTCTCTATTCACACGTACCCAGAAGATGACAAGTTGTACTTTGACTTATTTTGTTGTAAAAAAATCGATAATGTAAAATATTACGCACACATTATTCAAAAGGCTTTCAAAGCCGAAGAAAAAACTTGGGAGTCCGTAGATCGGTTGTAATTTTTACAGGAAACCTATATGAAATTCTTCCATCTTCACGAATAACAGCCTCGTAATTGCCAACACGTTTTCCACGTGCATATTTAATGTACTTTCCCTTTTCAATCTTGAAGTACACATCAAACCAACCACGATGACTAGCTAGAATATTATTCAGACGGCTATTGATGTTCGGTCCACACCCCCTGAATAAAATTGTATTTTCATCCTTAAAAAAGGTAGTTTGATCAATAACCAAATTTGTATTCTTTACACCATTCAAATCGAAATTATGAACTCCACACTCAATATTGAGATCATGAAGAGTAAGAAGACGCTCGTTCCGTTTCCACCGATTAACAAGAAATGATAATATAAATACGAGTGGAGCGAACCCTGAGATTGCGTACATTGTTTACATAATAATGATCTAGTTTTTTAAGTTACTATTTGAAATAACAAACTTTGTCTGCTTGGTAAACCCTTTGGATAAATTGTTTATGATTCTAGCAAGTTTCGCATCGACTTGAGGTATGTAATTGAGCGCGGTTCTGACTTCTTCTGCTGAAACTGCATTTGCGTTTTTATTTATATTGTTAACCATTCTGTTACGTGAGTTAATTGCCGCTGGCACATTTCCATTTCGTGCATGATTAATAGAGCGATTTGCATTATTCACCCATCTCCCAAACCCATTTCTTGAACTCATTTACTATGTAATAAGATTAAAAAATACACCATTTAAAGTAAATTTTTGAAATGACTTATCAAACTGTATCGGTAAATCATACGTCATTTTAGCCCCATTTTGTTGTGCCTTAATTACTGTTTTAAGACTAGAGTCTACTCTTATATCCGTAGAAGAATTTAAAGTAACGTCTGATCGTTTGTCACTGATCCCGAAAATAATTGTTATTTTCTTTTCTGGATTGTAATACACCTTATTTAATAAAGTTAAATTCTTTGGTTCTGGTTCTGGTTTAAAACCAATTACATTGACAATTTCAGAAGGGGGACTGGGACATATACCATTTCCTAAAGTATAATCTGATGGTCCAATTGTTAATGAAGCAAATACACCACCCATTCCACCAACACCACCATAGTAAATATATGAAATATTTACGGTATTATCTGTATTTATTGCAAGTTGTATACTATGGATTGTACTTTCATTTAAAGTAATTACAGATACGTCATTTCCAGCAACATAACTAAAAACATATGTATAATCTATTGAATTTAAATTAATATGAGTTTCATCTGTAAACGTCACAGGTATATTAGAACCGACAGGTGTAAAAGGTAAAGTTCTTCCATCTATAAACGTCATATTAGAACCTCCATTTCCGACAGATGTAAAAGGTAAAGTTCTTCCATCTATAAACGTCGTATTAGAACCTCCAGTTCCGACAGGTGTAAAAGGTAAAGTTCTTGCATCTATAAAGGACATACTACTTGCATCTGTAAACGTCCCCCCAGATACACTATAATAACTTTCATTTACGATAAGTGTAAAAGTTCTTCCATATAAACTTATACCGCTATTTGCACCAATGTTACATATACTGGGACTTGGTGGGGGTGTGGGAATCTGACATGTACCATTTCCTAAAGTATATTGTGATGGTCCAATTGTTAATGAAGCACGTACATCACCCAGTCGATCAACACTACCAGTATTATTCCAAAGATATGAAATAGTTACGGTATTATCTGGATTTATTGCAAGTTGTATTCTAATGTTC